TACGTAAAGATTGTTCACGTTGATCACGGACTTGTTAACTTTGATCTTTGGCCTTTTCAAGAAGAGATGGTCGAAAAGTTTGGTGATAATCGATTTGTAATCTGTAAACTTCCCAGACAGGTTGGTAAGACAACTACTGTAGCAGCATACATCCTATGGCAGGTTCTGTTTAATGAACAGTATAGTGTTGCTATCCTTGCTAACAAATTAGCTCAAGCCAGAGAAATCTTAGGTAGGATACAAAATGCCTACGAGCACCTTCCTAAATGGTTACAGCAAGGTGTCAAGGAATGGAACAAAGGTAACATCGAGTTAGAGAATGGTTCAGAGATCCTTGCTTCAGCCACATCATCATCAGCAATTCGAGGTACTTCTCAGAACTTGATCTATCTTGATGAGTTTGCGTTTGTACCAAATAATCTACAAGAAGAATTCTTTGCTTCCGTATTCCCAACTATATCATCTGGCCAGACCACTAAGGTGTTAATTACTTCTACACCGAATGGTATGAATATGTTTTACAAGATTTGGGTAGACAGTGAAGAAGGCAACAACGATTATGTGAGGCAGGACGTACACTGGTCAGATGTACCTGGTAGAGATGAGAAGTGGAAAAAGGACACAATTAAGAATACCAGCGAAGAGCAGTTCAGACAAGAATTTGAATGTGAGTTTTTAGGTAGTAGCTCTACTCTTATCGATGGCAGAAAGCTAGCACAAATACCGTTTATCCATCCAATAAAAACTCGTAACGGGTTTGATATTTACGAGAAACCAAAACCAGATAGATTATATGTAATAACAGTAGACTCGGCTAGAGGTCTTGGATTAGACTACAGTGCTTTCTTAGTGTTCGATGTTACTGAGATGCCTTATAAGATTGTAGGGAAATATCGTTCTAAAGAAATCTCTCCAATGTTTTATCCAGACGTTATTGTAAACGCTGCTACAATGTACAACAATGCGTTTGTGTTAGTTGAGCTAAATGATCTTGGTGAAACTGTTGCAAACATTATTCAACAGGATCTTGAATATGAAAATATACTATCTACCAGTGTAAGAGGTAGAGGTGGACAACAAGTTGGCGGAGGATTTGCTCATCGTATTCAACTTGGTGTAAAGACAACCAAGACGGTTAAGAGGGTTGGTTGTTCTAACTTAAAAGATGTAGTTGAAAATGATAAGATAATACTCAATGATTACGACCTATTACAGGAGCTTTCAGTTTTCATAAATAAGAGAAACAGCTATGAAGCTGAAGAAGGTCATCATGATGACCTAGTAATGTGTGCCGTTTTGTTTTCGTGGTTAGTAAGACAAGACTTCTTTATCGAGCTTACTGATAACGATGTCCGCAGTCGACTATATCAAGAAAATCAAAAAATGATTGAAGATGATGTTTTACCGTTTGGTATAGTTAATGACGGTCACGATGTTTACCATGCAGAAGATACGGTTAGTCCTTTAGGTTATCAGTATGACGTCGAGGATGTCGTAGACTTCTAAAAATTATAAATATACGAGAAACAAAAACCACGAGGAGACAAAAATGGCCTTCCAGATTTCTCCAGGAATCAACACTAGTGAGATTGATCTCACAGCGATTGTTCCTGCAGTGCAAACGACAGCTGGCGGCTTTGCCGGTCAGTTCCGTTGGGGTCCTGTTGAGCAACGTACGTTAATTAATAACGAAACTCAGCTTGTAAGTCAGTTCCAAAAGCCAAACGGAACTTACTTTAAGGATTTCTTTACAGCCGCTAACTTTTTAGCGTACTCAGACACGCTTCATCTTGTTCGTATTAACAACACTGGACTCGTAAACGCTAACGCAAATTCTGCTACCATTCTTGTTAAGAGCGAAGAAGATTACGATGCTTTGTACTCATCAGGCATTACTGGTGGTGGTGATGTAGTCGCCAAGTACCCAGGTGCACTTGGTAATTCACTCAAGTATTCAATCTGCCCAAGCAACACCGCTTTTGAATCTACACTGTCTGGTAACTACACGGTAGTTAACGGTAACAACGGTGTTGTATTCTCTGCAAACCAGGCAGCTGTTCTTTCAGCCGGTGATTTGATTCAGCTTGGTCCGGACAAAGAAATTTACAAAATTTCAACTGTAGATGCAGGTGGTCTTTCTGTTGTATTGACTACTTCTTATACTGGTAACACCGTAAACGCAGGTACTGCTCTTAATCGTCGATGGGAGTTTTATGATTTTGTAACTGCTGCTCCAGGTACTTCACCCTTTGCAACTACACGTGGTGGTACTAACGACCAGATGCATATTGTAGTTATCGACGAAGACGGTGAGTGGACTAACGCCAAAGGTCAAGTAATAGAGGTATTTGATGCTCTATCAAAGGCTTCCGATGCTAGAAATGAAGATGGGTCAACCAACTACTACAAAGAAGTCTTGAATCGACAGTCGGCTTACTTGTGGTGGGCAGGTCATCCATCAGGTGTAACTAACGCAGGTTCTGCTGCAAGCAGTGCTTTCGGTGGTGGTAACACACCAATCACAAATTCACTTGCTTCAGGTTCTGATGGCTCAGCTGGTACTCCAGGTCAATATCAAAATGCATACGACTTGTTTAAATCACCTGAAGAAGTTGATATTTCATTGCTTCTTGCTGGATCATCTACGTCAGCTACCGCAATTCACTTGATCAATAATATTGCTGAGTACAGAAAGGATTGCGTAGTGTGCATTTCACCTGAACAGGCTGATGTAGTAAACAATACTTCCTATGATACTGCAGAGGTTGATGATATTATAGAGTTTAGAAATACTCTTCCATCAACTTCTTATGCAGTTTTGGATAGCGGTTATAAGTATCAATACGATAAGTACAGTGATCAGTATCGTTGGGTACCATTAAATGGTGATACCGCTGGTACAATGGCTCGAACAGATGAAGTTCGGGATCCATGGTATTCGCCGGCCGGTCTTACTCGTGGTCGAATCAAGAATGTAGTAAGTCTTGCATTCAACCCTAACAAGACTGAGCGAGATCAATTGTACAAAAATGGTATTAACCCAGTAACAACATTCCCAGGCGAAGGCACAATCCTGTTTGGTGATAGGACGTTACTTGGTCACCCAAGTGCATTTGATCGCATTAACGTACGTCGATTGTTTATCGTCCTTGAAAAGGCAATTGCAATCGCTGCTAGACAAAGCCTGTTCGAATTCAATGATGAATTTACAAGAGCACAGTTTGTCAATTTGGTTGAGCCCTTCTTGAGAGATGTTCAGGGTCGTCGCGGTATCACAGACTTCCGGGTCGTATGTGACGAATCTAACAACACCTCAGAAATTATTGATCGTAACGAGTTTGTTGGAGACATCTATGTCAAGCCATCTCGCGCTATCAACTTTATTCAGCTCAACTTTGTTGCTGTTAGAACTGGTGTCGAGTTCGAAGAAGTCGTAGGTCAGTTCGGATAATACAAGGTAGAGGAGAATAACGATGGCTTTTAACGTAAACACCTTTAGGGGTGAGCTTGCACAGGGAGGGGCTCGTCCCTCTCTGTTCGAGATCCAATTGTTTCAACCAACAGGGGGAACTCTGAATGGTGGCGATTTGATCTCTAAGTCTCCCTTCATGGTACGTGCAGGTCAGATGCCTGCTTCATCACTGGGTACTGTAATTGTTCCTTACTTTGGTCGTCAGGTTAAACTTGCTGGTAATCGCACGTTTGATGACTGGACTGTAACAGTAATGAACGACGAAGACTTCAAGATCCGTAACGCAATGGAGAACTGGAGTCACAGGATCAATAACCACTCTGATAATCTCAACGAGTATGGTACTAATCCATCTCAGTACAAAGCTCAGGCTTTGGTTAAGCAATACAGTAAAGAAGGTGGGATCATTCAAACATACAAGTTCGATGGTCTGTACCCGGTTTCAGTATCACCAATTGATCTTGCTTGGGAAGCTGAAGCGATTGAGGAATTTACAATTACATTTGCATACGACTGGTGGGAGCACCAGGAAGCTGCTGTAAACTAAAAGGATTAGTTAGATGGCTAATCAGCTTTATACAAAAGCCAAGCAGGCTTTGCTTGGTGGTGAATTAAATCTGTCATCTAATGTAGTCACAATCGCATTAGTAGACACGGACGTCTACACCTTCAGTGCCTCACATGAATTTAGATCGAGTGTTCCAAACACCGCAGTAGTTGCTACAGCTAATTTAGCTAGTAAATCAATTACTGACGGTGTTTTCGATGCTACAGATGTAGAATTTCCTTTTGTAACTGGAGCTAACTGTGAAGCATTAATTTTGTATCACAACACAGGTGATGCTGAGAATGATGGTAATCGACAAGCAGATTCAAGATTAGTAGTTTACATTGATACAGCCACCGGACTTCCTGTCCTTCCCAACGGTGGCAACATTACTGTGAAATTCTCTGACGGTGCTTCTAAAATCTTTGCGATTTGACTCGACACTGTTTTTGACGAGGTCGATAAATATTTCGACCTCCTTTTTTATTCTCTGAGGACAACATAGTGCAACTTTTCGGATTCAATATAACAAGGGCAGATCAAGAAGAA